AAATTTCCTGTTGAGATCCAATCTGTTGGATCATTAAAACCAGCACTCATGCCTGTTATGCTTTTTGTAAGTGCCGTTCTGAATTTACTTGGATCAAATGCCTTTGCCATAATACCTCCTTAATAGCCTTGTGGGGGGTTAACCCCACAAGTATATATTTTTACTGTTGTTGCCTTGCTCTGATCATGGAAAGAATATCTTCAGCCTTTCCACTTGGTTGAGCTGTTGCTTCAGCTTTCGGCGCCTCAGTTTTTGGAGCCTCTGCTACGGGAGTCTCTGTTACTGGAGCCGTTGCCTGCTTTGGGCTAGTATCCGCCTTTTGAGCAACAGGATCACCTGTTCTCGCAGACATGCCAGCTGGACGGAAATACTGTCCAAAACGATCCATGTCGTATGCTTCACCATCGACACTCGCTTCAAACATTTCCTTCATAACCTTGACTTCTACTTCGGAAGGTTTCTTCGGAAGGAAGTCTGGCAATTTGAATAAGCCATTTGCTTCAATGGCTTTCATCTCAGCATCACTTAATGGACGCTCACGTCTTGCCCAACTTGAAGTTGAGTAATCCGCATATCCGCCTTTTGTAGTTTTATTAAGACGGAAGTCTACACCAGCAGTATAATCTGTTGGCAGTTCTTCCATGTCAGGATCCATAAGAGCCTGCTTGATAATTTGGAAAATCTGTGGACCAATAATAAAACGTCTAATTGGATTTTCAGGAGTTGTATCGTCGCTTAATGCGTTTTCAGTTACAAATCCTTGGAAGATATATGATCTTTTCTTCCAATACTTACGACCCATGTCTTCAAGACTTGGATCCTTAAACCAGCCACGAACTTCATTAAGAATTTCACAGCTATCACCATACATTTCCATACAAGGAATTTGTACCTGTACTGGACGAGAGTCAGTCTCACCCTTTACACCTGCGAAAGGCAGTTTGATCATCAAACGTTCTTTCCAGAAAAATGTATTTGATTCATCACCATCAGGAAGGAAACGAAGAGTTGAACTTTCGCCTTCTTTCATATTCCAGAATGGAAAAATTGCGTTGTCCCCGCCGGAGCTTTGTGAACCACCTGTGCGTGATTCTTGTTCTTTCAGTTTTGCTCTGATCTCTGCTAATGTTGCCATAATAAGCCTCCTTTAAATTAGCCTTTGTATTGTGCCTAATCGCGTAGCACATAAATTACATACTACACGATAATATTTATAAAGTCAAGTGTTTTTTTTGACTTTTTCTGGTATTTTGGTTATCTTAATCCAGCAAGTGCTTGAATTCTTGCCATTTCTTGATCTTGACCAGCTAAAAGCTCGTCAATCATCTTACCAGCTTCGGGTACAGCTTCGTCTCCATATTTCTTTTGAACTGAAGTCAATACTGCTGTTTCCCCTTTTGGAAAAGCATTTTGAGTATAATCATACATGCTCTTCACAAATTCATCTAAAGGTGTTTCTTGTGGACCTTTTAGTTCATCACCTTGTCCTTTTGGACTTAGATCTACTGTATCCTGATCATCACCTTCTTTTTTATCACCAAAAAGTTTTTTATATGCCGCTACTCCCCCGACTGCCAAAGCCGCTACGACTGCCGCAGGCAGAGCATATTGACTTGCTATTCTTGCTAATCCACCTAAGTTAGGTACACCAGGAAGTAACTTCATCAAGTCAGCTTTTGATGGAATCTTGTTACCAAGATCTTGAACCGCATTTTTTATATTTCCAACTACTGCGCCAGCATCGTCGATTCCTTTTTTAATTTTTTTACCAGTATCTACTGCTCCTTTTGCCAAGTTTACTGTATCTATAGGATTTGTCGCGGCCGCTGTGCCGACTGTTGCTTTGACTGGATTTTTCATTGCCCAACCAACAATAGCTCTACCGCCCTTCATTGCTCCCTGTCTAACCGCTGGATTCATAAGACCCCTCATAGCAACCGTCGCCGCCGGAATCAACAAAGGAAGAAACGCAAATTCGTCAAGCTGTTGTCCTTCTTTGAATCCTCTTTTATTAAGGAAGTTTTGAATTAATTTTCTTGGATCGCCATCAGCCCTTACCATTTCTTTTCCAAATGTTGCTTTGTCCATTTTTAACACTTGGGCTAGGTAATCTGCTCCATGGGCTTTATACATACCTAGATACTGTTTTCCTACAGTACCTAATGGTATCACGTCATCTTCGTTAGTTTTTGAGGCACCTTTAATTTTTAGGGCTACTTCTTTTGACATGTTAACAGGATGTTTTTTTCCTGATCCTTTAGGATATTCAAATTCTTTAGCACCACTTAAAGCACCGCTTGCCGCCGCTTGTTTGAAATCTTCAAACGCTTGTTCTTCTGCGGTCAATGGTCTTTCTTGATTAAACTCTGCTCCACTTATGATATCATCTGCGATTGGTTCAAAGTCATAGCTTTCGGGTGCCATATCACTAGGGTCAAAGTAGTCTTCATCATTTACCTTGTCCCAAATATCCGCATAGCCTCTTCCGTATTTTTCAATGAACTCTTCTCTTGACATGTCAGCCGCATCGTCTTCCATATCCATTACCATGCCTTTGACTTTACCTTCTTGTGCTATTGCTTCTACTTGATACTCTAATTTTTCTAAAGCACTGGCAATAACATTTTCAGGACTCATAGTGTGAACAATGATTCCACCTTGAACGTTTTCATCTGGTTCTACATGAGCTTTTAGTCCCATGTCAACTAATTGCTTTGTCATCATTTCTGTTTCTTTTTCTGTGATGCCTCTATCCTCATCATAATCGCCATCTATTCTAAATGAATGTTTTTGTGGCTCGTCACCACCTTCGTATCCACTAGCTTCGATTATATCATCAGGACCAAGTTCTTTTGTTTTATTAGCTTCACTTACCAATCTGTAAATGTATGGAAAGACACCTTTTAGCTCTTCATTAAACTGTCTAATAGTGAGTTCGTCAATCCAACTATTTGAAACATCTTCTGGAACTTCTTCAAGCACGGTATTATCGAAGTTCTTAAATGCTTCTTGATATTTTGCTTTTGACTGTAACGCATGTGTCGTTTTCTTAACAGCTTCAATTCTTTCGTTTACAATGTCCATATAACCAGCAAGTCCTTCAGCCATTACACTTGAGCGATTCATGTAAGTTTTGAATTTGCGTAGTTTTGAAAGCTCTTCAGATAGTCCTATAATGTGTTTACCAAAATCATCATATGGTGTTCCGCCTTCGGCAACGTGCATGGACATAGCCCTTGCTCCGTTTAAGTGTTTCATTGGATATTTAAATCTTTCTCCTGATTCACTTTCAATGTAAATTCCAGCAATGTCTCTTGTTCTACCTGCTGGCTGTTCATGATTGATTGGCTGTGAATGCTTCACAATCATTTTAGCTGAACCAATGTCTTGAAAACTGGTTCTGCTTGTTCCGTATAGTTTTGATTCGCTCATTTGTTTCTCCGTGCTTAGATATTCATAATCTCTTTTGTCTAAACTGTTTTTAGTAATATCTCTTGTATCAAAGTTTAACATTCTTTTTTTAGCAAACAGTCTAAGTTCTTTTAAAAAACTAAACCAGTTACTTTTCAAACTGGCATTATTTGAATCAAACAGTTTTGTGCTAAACATTACAGCAATACCGTTTTCATCTAAACTTATACTTACCTTTTTACCTGGCTGAAAGTCAAATTCAAAGAATCTTCCCTCTTTTGGCATATTAGTTATAGTTGCGTCATTATCGCCAACAGTAACAGAAGGATATCTTCCTCTGATTTTGTTAAAAAGCTCGTCTGCTATGTATTCAAGGTTTTTCATATTAATATTTATCCTAAACCGCCTGTAACGTATATAGGCATAGGGGGCTCAAATGGCTCTTCGCCCTCTGCCTGACTGAAGGAATTGTATATTCTTGGATCCCAATCCTTTAATACAGCCATCATTCTTAGTGCTAAAAGCGTAGCACTTACTAGATCATCAGTATGTCCTACTTTTGCCTTGAAACTGGTGCCTGTTGCCACGTAGTTTTTAAGTTCAGTTATCAAAGCCGCACTATTCAATTGTATTTTGTCATTTTCTATCATAGTTTTAAGTCTGCTACAAGCTGTAATTTTTGTACCGTGTGTAGTGTTAAATCCTTTTCTAAACTTACGCACATGACCTTTACGCATTGGTTCACTTATAAAAAGTCCTGGTATGTTTTCTTCTCCGTAATCATTTATTACTATTAGTGCCGCTTCTCCTATAGCATTGTTTTCAACACTCCAATAAATGTTTGTTCCAGTATTTTTACAGTTATCTTTTAGATGCTGACAGATATCTTTTAGTATTCTAATTTGTGCTGGAATAGGAGTTTCATTATGCCTCCATTCGGCAACTTGCTTATAGCTTGGTACTTCAAACACCTGTATTGCCGCAAAGTCACCTCCTGTACCCATGCTAGGATCTAATGCTACCACGTAATTTTCTGTGGATTTAATATCCTCATACCAACGTGTTTGACCCATGTTCATTTTAGGAGTGGCAGATTCAAGCATAGAAAGTTTAATGCTGTTGATCAGCGTTTCATCATAAACTAAAAATTCACAACCATACTCACGCCTAAATCTTTCTTCACCTATTCTACCTATTTCTGCTTCTCGCCATTCATCATCTCTATCAGGATGTTCGTCCCATTTTGCTGTAAAACCATGAAAGCCATTTGCTCCCACATCTTGTTCATTACCATTGGCATCAAATTTGTTTTGACTTTCTTTCCAAAT